AGCCCTTGCCAAGAATGGAAAGCGATGCTTCAGTCATGTTACGGATGGTGTAACCAAGGCGTAGGAGCACAGATGCTTTCCACATATCATTCAAGATACCTGTCGCATAACGCATAGCATCAGGGTCAACAATGTCAAGGTTACGACCAAGGCTGTTAAGTACGCCTTTGTTCTTCTCAAGAACTCTTGCGTAGTTCTCAAGGTCTACCATTGGTAGGGCGTTAGCGCCTTGGCGTTCAAGGTAAGGAATCTTAAGTATGACATCATCATTGGTCATCAAGAACTTGCGGTCTTTAATCATCTGCCGAGCAGTTTCGCGGCGTGACTTGTACTGGCTCCAAATAGTTGTAGCAGCATCATCACTTAAACCAACCTTGCGATTGATTGCTCCAATAGCCAAATCCTCAAAGGATTCTACGACACGAGCACGAAGTTCTGGCGTGCCACCTGCACGCATGTATGCAGATACATGGTCATCAATAATTGGCTGCGCTGCTTCTTTGCCTACGACCCTGCGTAGCAATTCACCGAAAGCCTGTATTTCTCTGAAAGAATCTGAGTCATTTAGATTCACATAACCTGCTGGCTTTTCCATAAATGAATCGCCAACCTTGCGTAATCCAAAGTTATAGACTGCAATAATTGGATGATACTTGGTGGGCTGTATGATTCCTACTGTTGGATACTTAGTAGGTTGGTCAATTCCCTTAATCTTTGCAGCACGGGACTCAGCACGGCTAATAGCCATCTTCTCAAAGACTGGCTTACCAAATGTACGCTTAGTTAGGTCTGCGCCCTTATCATTAAAGCCACGGAGCATACGATAGTAAGGCTCTGCTTCTACCTGCTTTAATAGTTCTGAAGCAGAATCCAACTTATTAACATCATCTACAATGCCGTTAGTTGGTACATTTTCAAGAATTTCTTTATCAAGTTTTGTAGTTGGCTTTAGTTTGTCAAGGACAAAGGCTAAATCTCTACGCTTGGCAATAAGACGACCCATAGCAGAGCCGATTTCTTTATTGGTACCTAGACGGGCGGTGGCAACTAGGGTGTCAGCCACATCATCTACCGTCTTTGCTTCGCCGAGTAAGTATGCAAGAGTGTCGGCATCGTTAGATGCTGATACCATTGGATGCTCACGAATAGTTATACGGTCTGACTTAGCCATCCAAGATAGCGTGTTGTATAACTCGCCACCTTCTTGGCGACCTTCGTTAATAGTCTTAGCCAAAGTTTGTGGTGAGATAATCTGAACATTGCGTAATCCGCGTGGCATGAAGAAGTCACGGGCTAGGCGTGATGCGGTTGTATCAGATGGACCCATTGGGCGAACAACTGTTGCCTTACGAGCAAGACCAACTGCCTTGCCCAACTTGCCAAGTGGGTCGGTTACTGTTGTGAAGAATGTGTCATAAGCACCGCTAAGGGTTCTAGCAGACCAATCTTCTTGAAATACTTTACGGTCATTGGGGTTGAAGATGTCAAAATCTGGTGCGAATTCTGCTTCGCCTAAAGTGCCGGGTAGTTGTGACTGCAAGTATGCAAGTGCTTGACCCGGAGAAATCTGGTCGCGGTTCTCCCACGACTTCTTTATATCACCCGTAGCAAGGGTGGTTATCGCTGCAGATAACGGTTGGCGTAAGTAACGACCACCAGTTTCGTAGGAAACCATTGCTGTAGGTAGTAAAACTTTGTCCACAAGATACCCGGCAGGTTTGCGGATTGGCATTGTGGTTGCCATGAGAGTACTTCGGAAAGTGTTAGCAGCAAAATCAAACGCATCGCCAATCCAAGACTTATCATTGCCGGATGCGGAAGCAAGGTCAAACATCAATGTTGGTAAGCCAATCTCGTTGGCAAACCCGTTACCTTGCAGTTTCTCGGCTGCTTTTCCGAGTATCTCGCTAAAACTCACAGTACGCTCTTTAAATACCTTACATAGTTACGGAAGGCGTTAGATGTAGTTGGCAGTTCTGCCATAACCGCTAGATACGGTAGCGCTTGGCGCATACGGTCTGCATCTTCACCATTGGCTGTCATGTCATTGGCATACATTGCTTCTGTACCCATGGTTGAACCCATTAGCACATCTTCACCGGGGCGTTGAGTTGGAGCACCCAGTGGCACAAGTGGCGCTGCTGAGTCACCACGGAATGGGCGTTGCCCAGATGGTGACGGCGCTTTCGCTATTGCAGGATTTCTTCCAGACATTTCTGCTGCAGTTTGCAACTCATAGAAATCTTGTGCGTTATCAATGCCTGCTGCAAATCGTGCAGGTTGACCATTAGTACCGGCTCCTCCGGTTGCAGATACCTGAAAGTTCTGCTCTTTTCTGACTGCCATTTTCCTCCCACTTAAGTTCGGATTCGTAAAATTTGTTTGAGCAGTTTAAACACTTGCTCAGGTGCAATTACTAAGCGTTGCGTGAGCCGCGTGTACCGCTTGGGTTTCCTGAGAAATAAGTCTTGCCACCCTTTGAGGATGCCTTCTTTGCCAACATTGGCTTCTGGGTTGGAGCCTTGCCTGCTGAACCTTGGTTCTTCGGCTTCTTTCCGCCCGATAGGGACTTCTTCTTCATCTTCATGTTCACCTCCTATGCAACTGGTAGTCGTCTTACGAGGGAAGCCTGAAGATTAGGTTCACCTCTTTGAGTCAAACTTGCAAGTAATGACTGAACATCGGGGCGACCACCGGGAGCAATTTGTCCGGGGGCTACGCCAACCATACGACCAGTGGCACTTAAGCCTTCTGGAAGTTGCCCCTCACCCGGAGGGACCGCACCCGGCTGCCCAAGCATGTCGGGACTTATGGCTTCGGGGGTCATCGCACCGGGTGGGGGATTCACGGGCTGGAACGCTTCTGATACTGCCTGTTCAATAGGCGTACCTTTTTGGCGTTCATTGATGACGGTAGACAACTTGTAAAGAATGTCCGAAGGGTTCTGTCCTTGAGATGCAAGTGCTGGAATTGCTTGTGCGTAGGAAGCGATTGCTTGTTTCATAGCATCGCGTAAATCTTCTGTATCAACCTTTTCTTCTTCTTGTGTTGCATTGAAGGAGAATGGCATCTGACGGCGTAGGAAGTCACGGCTGATTAGTTTGTCACCGCGTGCTTGTAGACCGAATACCAATGCACGGTTCGGGTCAAGTCCTGCCATCAATCCGTATTGAACATCAACGGTGTAGTCACCATCAATGTCACGCTTTGGCTTATATTTGATTGCGTATGGAACTCCATTGCGTGTACCACGCAAAGTTTTTTCCATATCGCCAAATACTTTCTCATCAACCTTAAGTGCAAGGCTGACAAGTTCAACGAAAGCACGAGCAAACATTGCATGGGCTGCCTTGATTTGTGTATCAAAGCCACCCATCAAAGCCTGTACGCCACGACCCGTGACGATGGAGGCATCAATGTTTCCTGTGCGAGATTCTGGATAACGAGAACCTAAACGAAGTTCTCCTTCAAGTACCTGCTGTTGAGCAAAAGCAACTGCTGGTATTTCAATAGCGACTCTACGAACATCGCTAGGTCGTTCGGTACGAATAATAGCATCGGGTCCAAGGGCTAACTCATTTACATCCGTAGGGGCTACAAGTGGTGCTTGAACTGCTTTAGTAGCAGCCTCAAGCGAGAGAAGCGCAAAACGAGCCTTGGCAACTTGAATGGCGAGAACATCATCAAACTGCCCACGCGCCTCTGAATCAATGGATGGTCGCTGAACAATGCGAATAAGACATTCACCAATCGGATTAGGCGCTCTATCAATGACCAAGTTGTTCCTTGACGGGACAAACAAAATATCTTGGTCTTTGTCATGGTAGCGCACAATCTCCAACATTGAGTTGGTGGAATCTTTGTCGTATAGCAAATGTGCGTACTCTGGATACGCAGCCATCAATTCAGCCAAAGACTTTTTGATTCTCTGGTACATACCGTGTACTTTGCCGAATCTATCTACGATTGGATAGCAACCATAGGAATCCAAGAAGCGAATTCTTGGCATGTCATTATCTAAATCTACTTCAACCTGTGCAGGTACGAATCCGTAGGAAACATATCTATCCGCAGCAGTAAACATCTGGGTTTGTAAATCTGAGAAGTCAATTATGCCGTTGACAATCTCCTCGCGCTTATCAGCCTTCTTGCGCTCTTTCTCGGATACCATCGTTGGCGAATTGCAGTTGAAAGCAGGAAGCGGTGCGATAACTTCAGACAAATCGCGTGCAGCAATGTCAACCATGTTGGCGACAATCGGGTTCTCAAACGGACCATCAGGAAATAAATCCGGGAACACATCACGCATACGACCCTTGCGAACAAGGAGTATCTGCTCCATACGAGTGTCGCGGTCAGCAAATGCTTGCCGATAGCGCTCGTAATTATCTTTTATATCATCTAGGGAAAGTGGCACACCTAATCCTGTTCTATGAGTATGCTTCGTCTAGTTGTACCGTGTACTGTCGTGCTCTGTCGTATGGAGTATGGAACATACTCAAACTACTGTGGCTGCGAGCAAAGGTTCTCGCATTAGATATTCTGTCGCGGCATGCTAGTTCTGCGAACCAGAAAGCCATAACGGTATCTGTCTTTTGTGATTTTGGTGCATCTGGGTACCAAGTAACAAGTTGTTCTATTAGCGCTTTGATACCTTCGGATGCGTGAGTTGATGGGAACTCAATGAGCGCATTGTCATCTTCCCATCCGTGGAATAGAGTCGTCAGGGATGCAACGCCGAAGTTGGAGTCCCATTTGTTTTGACCCGTATGATGTTCGCGCAAAGTTGCACCCCGTGACGAAAGGTATTCCCGTACCTCACGGTCCTGAGTCAACATCGTTTGAAAAGCATTTTTTTCAACTCGCCACTCAGAAATCTTGTAGATGTCAGTCCAGTCTTTGATAAGACCTCTGATTTCATCTGGCTTCATGCCGGGTTCGTTAGATACATCCAGCAGATAGCGTTTCTGTGTAGAAACATCTAAAGCCAAGCAAACGGCTGCTGTATAGCCTGAGCCAGCCGGGTCAAGCCCCGCTACGACAATCAAGCCATCCATGCCTTCTGGTCTTACGCCAGCCTTGCCTTTAGGTATGCGCCCCATGTTTCTAGCGCCATTGATAACACCTTTGATTGCAGCAGATGGAAATGCTGAATCTTCATGCACTTGTTGCTGCTGATAGACCATTGCCCATAGATTTGGCGATAGACGGCTTCGCTTCTTATGAAGTGCGGTGCCATCCCACTTGCGGTACAACCCATCTTCATCGGGTATACCTCTGCCTGATACCGGGGGCATATTGGTCTTAGCCCATAGAGTCACCCATTTATCTGGGTTATCGTTAAATTCTAATACGGCTGGTTGAGCAAAATAAGTCCAAGGGGAAGTTTCATCTGGGTAGCGCATAGGGTCGCGCAGTTCTGAATACAAGTCCCTTGGGCGAAGGCGGGTTCCGATAATCAGTAACTTGCCACCATCTTCGTCAATACGGGACATAACCTCAGACTGAATCCAGTCAATCTGCTTTTCGTACTCATGGGCATTGGTGTTATCCACGCAGTCATCCATGATAATCAAATCGGCACGAGCACCATAGATGTGCCCTCTGACACCGATTGCCTGTACGGTTGGGTCCTTCTCGCCAGAGTCACGAGCCTCTGAGGATAGGTAAATTAAGTCCTGCTTCCATGAATCAGAATTCTTCTCAAATCCCCCCGGAGGTCCGAAGGTTAGTTGTAGGTCCTGATACTTAGGATGCGTTAGTCTGTTCTTTATGGAGAGCAGGAACTTCTGTGCCATAGCCTGTGTCTTGGACACAATCATGATTCTGATATTAGGGTTCTGGCAAATCCGGTATACGGCATAGTTGACCGTAATGGTTGTAGATTTTGCGTGCTCCGGTGGAGTATTGACTATGAGTAAGTCGGGTGCACCGGGTTCATAGGTTATAGCCGGGTGGATGTCCTGTGGCTCATCGCCTTCTAGTAGGTCTACCCAATGCTGTTGATGCTTGAAAACTTTTGTACCTAGGTATTTATCGGAGAATTCGGGGAAGGGTGGTACTTCCCCTCTGACTGAACCTATCTCGCCTCTGGCGGTCATGGACCGCACTTTGTCTACAGCAAGGGCAAAGTCAGAATCCACCTTACGGTAGTACTCGTAGGTCTTAACTGACCTTCCAACGGCATCCATAGCCCTTTGGACAGAGTACCCCTGCATTAGGAAATCAATAACTTGCTTCTTGATGGCATCGCTTTTATGCGAAGCGGAGGTTGTGCGTTTTCTTTCCATAGGTTCTCCAAGGCGGACTATATGGAGCCTTGGGCTAAACTCCTAACCGAAGGGCGTAGTCCAAACGAAGCCCGAAGGTTAGGGCTAATACTAGTGGCGACCCATGGGGTCGCAGTTTACTGTTCGGAGGCTCCGATTATTTCGCCTCCTCACTAATACTATAGGTGTCCAGAAGGGTCCTACCGGACACTTATGGGCGTGTGATTTACGCCACACTACTAGTAAATCACTACAAATGTGTACAAAAGTGCAGGTCAGAGCCCAATTAAGGGGGGCGAGGACTAGCAAAGTTATGTAGGTAGATACATACATACGCGGTGCTGGCTATTTTAAAAACCCTGGGGTGCAACTTGTGCACCTCGCTCACCTACTTTCTAAGTGTTTAAACACAAGCGTGCAGATGCATAGCGCTTGCAGTGCTAGGCAAGGCAGTGCTGGCGCGGGATGAGGCACTTACTCCCTATTCATAGCGCCGGGAGTTTGCATACATAGCGCCCCGCGCCCCGCCACTTAGCCCCGGCGTTTAAACGCATGCACCAATCGCCGGGATTAGTTACTGCATCGGCGCAATGAGTAACATCCGAAAAGATAAAGAAAACCACAAGCGATTAGGTACCCGCGTTAGTGTAAGTGTTAGAAAAGCAGTATAAATCGCTGGTTACTCAACAATCCGCAAGAGTTAAGTTAGAGCCTATTCGCTCAAGCCGTTAGTAGTGGCATCTCAACCGTTTAAACCGATAGCCCTAAAAGCATTATTTGGCGCTACTTTCCGGGCATGCTTGCAATTTTCCGGCGTATTCGTTTAAACTGAGGGCGTGGCAGGGAGCCACGGCACCACCTAGACGAAAGGCACCACCTAATGGCTAGACCAAATGGCGGTACTGCTAAGCAGACCACCCGCCTCCGCAAAGTATTTTGTGAGGTAGACCAATACATCGCTCGCATCTCCCGGAGCACTCTCATCACCTACGGCGCTCCAATTTGCCCTGCTTGCAATCAACCACTCAAGGAGGCTCGCTAGTCATGGCTACCACTTTTGGGCTTGAATTTGAGGTGCAGGGCGTGCAAGTACTGCAAGCCTCAGACCTCCTCAACAATGCCGGGATTCCATGCTCAAACCCACGGCAGACCCACGAAACCGCCGACACATGGAAAGCCGTTTATGACGGCTCCGTGTCTAACGGCGCGGAGGTAGTTTCCCCAATCCTCACTGCTCCGCGTTTAAACGAGGCAGTGAAAGTGACCAAAGTACTCAAGGCTCACGGCGCTCGTGTTGATACCGCTACCGGATTTCATGTCCACATCGGCGGGCGTATTTTCGGCAGTGCCGGAGCGCTTGCACGATTCGCGCTCAATTACTACGCAATCCACCACGCCATCGGCGCGCTTGTTGCTCCTAGCCGTTTAAACAACCGCTACTGCGCCGTGCTCAACCGTGAGCAAGCGGAGCGCCAAGCCACCTACTTAGAAAACGGCGGAGGTGCCTCGTATAACGGCAACCGCTACACCTCCCTCAACCTTGATGCCCTTGAGCGCCACGGCACCGTAGAGGTCCGCCTACACCAAGGCACGCTTAACGGCGTGAAAGCCGTAGCGTGGGCAAAGTTTATCGAGGCGCTCATTGTTGAGAGTAACGCCGGTACCGATTTCACCTCATGGGAAATCATCAACACATGGGCACCGCTCAATTACAACCGGGCAAGCGCATCGGTTGCAGACTGCCGGACACTGCTTGATTACCTCGTAACCGCCGGGCGTTTAGAGGCAAGCGCCGGGGATTACCTCAAGAACCGCGCCGGGAAACTGCACGGATAGGAGGTAGCCCGCCCCTAGTGGGCTTGCGGAGGTGCAATCCCTCCGGCGGGCACGAACACCACGGAAAGACCGGCGGTGTTTAAACAAGACGAAAGGGCAACACATGTACGAATACCTCAACGGTACCGCGCTCGTATTGATAATGATGCTTGCGTGGGCAGTGTACAAAGCAATCACCAGTGAACGGAAGGATGTTTAAACATGGCTCAAGATAAATTCCAACGCTGTCCATGGTGCGGGCGTTTAAACCTAGGAACATGGTGCGCTTGCCCAGATTGGAACAAACCAAAAGAGAACGCGGAGCGTTTAAACGAACGCGTTACATGTGGCGATTGCCTCCGACCTTCATGCGCTGGATGCGTGTGATACACTTCACCCATTAACCTAGACAAAGGAGATAACAAGATGTGCGGAATCGCAGGGTACTGCTTAGACCCTAAACACTATGCACGCGTAAGCGTTGCAGACCTAGCCGGTCAGATGCTCTTAGAGATTGAGCACCGTGGCACCCATGCCACCGGCTCGGCATACATACACCCAAAGACCGGCAAGCGTGTCATCACAAAGGCACCAATCTCTGCCTCTAAATTCGTGCCCAAGGTAGGCGCGAACCTATGCGCCGGAGCGAGCACTGCAATCTTGCATACTCGCTACGCTACGCAAGGCTCGCCCACTGTTGCGGGTAACAACCACCCCATCCCACGCGGGCGCATCGTGCTCACACACAACGGACACATCAACAACGACACCGAATTGTTTAAACGCCTCGGTGTTCCACGCGTTGCAGAGGTTGACTCTGAAGCCGTGTCTGCACTCGTTGCCTTCAGCAAAGCCAAGCCATGGGAGTATCTAACGGAGGTGCACGGCACCGCATCCCTTGCATGGATTGAGCAAGGCGATGCCCGCACGCTCCACCTTGCGCGGGTCAATTCATCCCCGCTCTTTATCGCGCAAGCCTCCACCGGCTCGCTGTTCTATGGCTCCACATTGGAAACCGTAGAGAACGGGGCAATCATGAGTGACTGCGAACTAGATTGGGTGCATGAAGCATCTGAGGGTGAGTACTTCCGTATCAAAGACGGGAGCGTGATTGAGTACAAGACCTTCACGCCCACACGGTACGAGCCTTACAAGTGGTGGGAGGAGTACAAGTACGAGCCAAAGGCTACGGCTCGCTCGTATCAGACCGACCTTGACTACTACGGCAAGCACTACAACGCACGCCGTGCTAAAAAGTACGCAGACTTATGGAGTTACTACGGAGATGAAGCCGTAGACTTCTAATAGTTTAAACGAATTGCCTCCCGCTCCAGGCGGGGGGCTTTTCTTTTGTTTAAACATCTAACTGTACTGTACGCTCAAACGACTGATTCATCTTCCGATTGTTTAAACAATTCACATCACCGCCGCTACTGTCTGGTAGTTTTTTTGTCAAGTGTTTAAACAAATCAAATGTTTCACGCCGCTATGGTCAGTAGTTTCACGCCATCTGTTTAAACAAGCGCCCCTGTCCACATTACAAGGGCGCTTGCACCTACCGAAGAAAAGGAGGTTAACTCCGGCATCTGTATTAACACTGAAACTGACGAGTTTGTACCGCAAGTAATTAAAAATTTTTTATCAACTGTTTAAACAATACGCAGAAAATAATTTAAGAAACTTTCTTTTAAATGCTTGACTTTAATTTAACGAGATGCAATTATCTGATAGTGGTAACACTGCCACCTAACGAAAGGAAATGAAATGCTACTAACCGACATGATTGCGGTAACACTGGCGCTAGTTGCTGGTGGGATTCTATCGCTCTCGCTTGTGCGTACTAACTCACGCCTTGAAAGCGAGAACGCATGGCTCCGTGCTCGTGTTAGCGACATGCGTAAGCAGATTGCTAACTCAGTAGAAAGACCCTTCTAATAATGGCTAACAACGGACACGCCAAAGCCCAAGGCAAGGCGCTCCGTAGATTGGTTGAGGCGCACCGCCCGGAGTATCAAGAGTACTACCGGGAGGAGTGCGCCAAAGCCGGGCTACGAAACTATCCAACAAAGGCGGAACGCCTTGCAAAAATTAGAGAACAACTACGCAAACTAGAAGAAAGTGCTGGTGTTTAAACATGACCGAATACAAATTTGAAATTACAGTTACAGATGAATACGCCGGAAGCGAACCAATGGATGAAGCAAGCATGCGTGATTACATTGTGCTACGCCTTCAATCTCAATCAGTAATACAAGTCAACAAGATAGAAAGAGTTGGTGTTTAAACATGAGTACCAATGGCTACGAAGGTTGGAAGAACTACGAAACATGGAACTGTGCACTGTGGATTAACAACGACTATCCGTTGTACATCTCGGCGCGGTTGTTCATGCAGTCTTACCAAGGCACCAAGCCTTACCGTGATTGGGTAAAGATTGCTGGACTTGAGAACGAGGCAACCAAAGATGGTTGTAAATGGGTAAGCAGTAAGTTATCCTATGCAGAACTCAACGACATGATGAAGGAGTTACGCTCATGAGGTGCGGTGTATGCGGTCAACGCTACGGCGAACTCATGGTAAAGCATGGGCAAGTCTGTGACGATGACATCAAAGCCCCGGCAAGAAAGTACGAACCCGAAGTAGACGACCTAATCAAGGAACTGGAGGAGAGCAATGGGTAAGGAAGCCAAGGGTGTAGTGATTAGAACTAACTGCACCCACGAGGAGAAGGTGTTTAAATCGTTACGCGATTACACCGAATCCATTGACGGCATCATTGATGCTGTGCGTTTATACGATTACAACGGCAACGAGGTAGCGTGTGCTTATGTAGATGATGAAGGCTTGCTCAAAAGCAAGTCACTCAATCCACTCGGCAGTGCAATCTCGTTTCTATTTGGCAACACGCCTCACCTAGTAGGCGACATGATTATCGTGGGCAAGTGTGATGATGAAGGTTACGACACCGACATCCCGGAGTTTCTACTCACGCTAATCAAACAAATCTCTAGCACACCGGAGGCATAATGTTTAAACGAATCATCGCCATCTTCCTCATAGTCACTGCATCAGTGGCGATAGATGATAGATTCTTTGACGAAACACACATCGTGTTAGAGCCAACCACCGCAGTGCAAAACGACAACATCGCTGGCACTGTGGTGGCTTTCCACGAGAACGAATACCAACGCTACGCAATAGATATGCTCACACAAATGGGCAAGTTAGAGCAATGGACATGCCTTTACACCCTATGGACACGCGAGAGTAACTGGAACCCACGGGCATTGAACCGGCAGTCCGGTGCCTATGGCATAGCCCAGTTCATGCCAGCAACATGGGCATTGGTAGGGTTTAAACGAACCGATGATGGCTTCGTACAAGTGGAAGCCGGGCTTGCATACATACAACGCAAGTACGGTGGAAACATCTGCAAGGCACTCGGCAGTAACCTAGGTAGAGGGTGGTACTGAAATGAATAAAGAAATAATTGACGGCGTAACGAGGCACTTAGTAGTGAGCGGATTTACCTTCAACGCCGAGAATCCTAAAGACCCAATAGTTATCCGACCCATGAAGGTGGAAGTATTAGTAGCCACTGTATTGGAATACTTGATAGGAGCGGGCTATGCCGAAGCGACCAAAGTTTCATAGGGTTATCAGCGAACGCATCAATGTCGCTGGCAATAAGGAGTTCGTGTTGCAGTATGACCCGCAGTTATTTGAAGGTGCCAAGTGCAGGAATCTTGACACTGAATTATTCTTTCCACCCAAGGATAGGTTTACCCTTGACGAGGAGAGATACATAAGCCAGCGCCTATGCGGTGGTTGCCCGGTGCGTGAGGCTTGCCTTGAGTGGGGTCTTGTGCACGAACGCCATGGTATTTGGGGTGGACTTACTGCCTATCGCCGGAACATCCTACGCCGGTCATTAGGTTGGGCGTTTAAAGACATCACCTTGCAAAGTACGCAACGGTAGGGTATAGTTAGGCACGAAGCACCCGCCCCTTTCGTCAGGTTGTTATCTCCTTGTTAACAAAGCGGGTGCTTCACCTATTTAAAGTTTATAGACATTGTGCATCAACATGAATACTTCATCTGCTAAATCATCCAAGGTACCATCGTTATACAACACTCGTTTAAACATGTGATTATCCATAGCGTGCTCGCTGATGTGGTCATTGACTGCGTGATGGTTGTGTCTGTTTATACGCCACACATCACCGCCCTGTTGCTCAATCATCCTTGCTTCGTTAGGGAACCTAACATCAGGGATAACGATGCGCTCATCAGTGCTTATCTTGTTGAACAAAAGCCACACCCAAACATCTTCGTTGATTAACTTACGCCCTACCTCAGTGCCCAAGA